AGATCTTCTTCTAGATCTTCTTCTAGATCTTCTTCTAGATCTTCTTCTAGATCTTCTTCTAGATCTTCTTCTAGCTCTTCTTCATCAATCATGTCTTGCCCCTGTGAGAAAATGTTGCGACAGCCAGCCATAGGCCAGCCATCGCATCTTGATTAACCGTTAGTCTGCAAGAAGGCAAGAGGTACGTTCTTGCGTTCAGTGTAGATTCGATCCCATTGGGCGGCTGATTCCAGCTGGGCGCGTGTGGCTGAAATGCCTTGCGCGATACCAGAGGACAGGAAGGCGAAGCCTTGGGGATGGATGATCTCATTCTGGCGATAGTGGAGAATGTTCTGGCCACCACCATTACCGGAAGAAGCTTTACGCTCAAGCTCAGAAGGCTCCAGAGCGGGAGTGGTGCCATAACCAAATGCACCTTGGCCAAACAGGACAGAGGTGTACACAAAGCCGTTTGTTCCGCCAGGCACAACGCTCAGCTGGTCATCAACAACAACAGTCAAACCCAAATAAGTGGGGATGCTGATTTCGCCACGCGCATCAGGGATGAAATCGATCAGATTCAGCTTCTGCAATGTGGTGTAAACAACAGAGTGCAAGCCAATCGAAGTCACAGAATTTGCTGCATCTCCAAGTGTGGCTTTTGCATCAATAACTGCATCGGCATTAATGAGATTTTCTGGCGTTGCTGAGTTACCAGCGGCGATTGACACATTGACAATCATGTCGTTTTCATCGGACAGGTTGTCGGCAAGAACACCCATAGCGGTAGAGATAACACGCTGCTCGGAGTTAGTGGCCCAGTAGTGACCAATTCGGCTGGTGATAGCGCCCAAGGGATCGGACAAAGCCAATTGACGCGCCAGATCCATTGTAGACCATGACTTGTGCTGGTTTGCAAGGCGGTAAATCTGGGTTCCGCTGTCGATCTTGGCGGGGACAGAATCAACTGCGGGATTATCAGTGGTGTAGTCAGGCTCATCATTGGTAAGGGGGTTGAAGTTAGGCAGTTCGCCAACCATACCGCCAATGCCGACCATTGCATCAATGCGTGGGTCTTGGACTAAGACACCAGATCGCAGAAATGAGTTCAGTTCTGTAGCTGCTTCTTGTACAGCGGCATTGAATGCCGTGGGTTCATAAATATCGACTAGCCGTACTTGGGCCATAGGAATTCTCCAAAAGGTTTATAGACTTATAAAGCTCTTGGAGAATTGGTATTCGGCCAAAGAGCATAAAATTAATTATCCTCCAACAGACCAAATCTATCAGATTATTATTACGCGATAAAAGGCCAAACCTTCTACCTATTGAATCTCAATATTAACATGAAGAAACAGGATTTGCAAGCACACAATCCTGTTTTTTCACTTACGAGTCTATCTCGAGCTATTTTGCAGTATCGCCGATATTAAAGACATCCCTGTGCATTGGGGCGAACGTCGTATTGTTTTTGGGCTTGAAAAACTCACCCAATTGCTCATGAAGACTTTTCGCAGTATCAATGGACATGAACAAATCGCCATCAAGTTCGATGCTATCATCTGGGGCTATCTCGATGACGATTTGTTTTATCTTCATGACACTCCTGCTGATTTCTTCATTTGCGCTGCAAGAGTTGGGTTCTCACGGTTAAGCCTTGCCTGTTCAGTAATGTTCTTGGTGTCTGATTTCCAAGGGTTAACATTCGATCCGCCGCCACCTCCAGTATTTGGGCCTTTGCCGCTGCCAGAGTTAAGGTCTGGAAAGGCAAGCGCAAAAGCTTCATTGGCTTTTGTTTCTGCCACCAGATCGGCAATGCCGAAAGGCTTGCCATCATCGGTCATACGCTGCTCGCCCTGCGGGTTAACAACATGAGTTGCGAATTTGCCGTCTTGAAGTACAGTCTGGACTTGTCCTTTCAAGTGCGGCATCAGAAAGAAGGCATTGCCTTTCTCGCTGGTGATAGCCTTGCTTAATGCATTCTCTATCAGCTCACCATCGAGTGCTGCACGCAGCACACTAATTTCTGAATCTTTCTCGCCAGTTAGTGTTGCGATGGCAGTCTGGTTCGCTGTGACCAACTGATCCTTAAGTGCTGTCCATTGGCCTTGATCGGCCAGCTCTTTATCATCAAGATCTTTCTGCTTCTTGACAAACTCGTCTTTTTCTTTTGTAAAAGCTGTATAGCTATCAAGATCAAAACCATCAGGCAATTGAGTGGTCTTCAGCTTGGCGATCTGATCAAGGTTCTTGGCTTGGTTGGTCTTGAGGCCTGCAACCTCTGCATCAGTGGAGGTTTTTGCTGCTGCGACAAGCGCTGCAACACTCTCATCTGTTGCATTCTCTCCAAGTGTTTTGCGGATCATATCTTCTAAAGTCATGCTATTATTCCTGTGTGGTGGTTCTGTTAAGCTTGCTCAGTTGCTTGATTGTTGGCGATATTGCCGTTCTCTAAATTAGACCCACTTGAATCTTTCGCTTGCAATCCATCTTTTACTATCTTAGCTTGGTTAGCCGCCTCAACCTCAGCCGCCTCGCTAGCAATCTTTGCATCTGCTTGTTTTGAGAAGAATGGTGGTGGGTTTTTTTGGATGTCTGCGAATTCCTGCTCGAAAGTCTTGTTAGGCTCAATCAGCTCTCCCTCTTTCATTTTAGTGAATAAGGTTTTGTGGCTAATTGCCCCATCCATCCATGACTTGACCAATGCGATCTGAGCATTAGGCTCCATGTCAACTTTCAAGAAGTCTTCATTCAGTCGATAAGAGAAGTCATCCGCAGGCTTCACATTAGCCCATTCAAGATGAAGCTTTAGTGTGCGCTCCATTTGTAGGCTGATGTTGCCGACTAGAGTAGCGACTAGGGAGGTCTGTGCAGAAGTACGCACTAGAACAGAAGTGGCAGTCTCTCTCGATACGCCCTCTTTCTTGAGAATCTGCGCACCAGTTGCCGCCATGATCTCTTTGAGGTTATCGATATAGTCTTGGTGAGCCCGTGCGCTGTTGCCAGAAAACTCAAGCATCCCAACCTTTGATTCAGGGCTTGATAGCCTCCACGCATTTGATGGGCCAATAGTAGTTGCCGCATCATCATCATCAACACCAGTAACCCAAGGCGTTGGCAGGGCTGTCCAGTGCAGCATGTAGACCTGATCTACCACTCTTTGCATGATGCTGATATTCATATCAGACAGGTCTTGCAGTGGTGATTTTTTGATGGTGTAGTTGTTGGCATCCACCCCATTTATCTGCAAGGGGATGCGCTCAAACTGCTTTCCATCCATTGTTGGGAAGCTGGAAGAGTGCTCTGTGTAGCCATCCTTTTCATCTATGAGGACTCGGATTCTGTATCGAACATCGCCATTGTCATTCTCAGCAAGGTCGAGCACTGTATATTCTGTTTGACTCAGTGTCGAGAACTCATCATCTGGATCATCGGTCTCAACATCATCGGTATAGATAAACTGGGTGATTGCAGGGTGGCCTTCTACTTCTGACACTCGAAAGCTTATGAATTTTGATGCTGGGACGAACTGCACAAAAGAACGCTCAGCGCTTCCTGAGTAATCATTGTAGGTCGCGCAGAAGCCATTCTCAAACACCTCTTTGACAACCTTCTCACTGAACTTGTTAAAGTTGTTGCCAAGCATATCAACATTGTCAACAATGCTGATGCTCTTATCTTCTACACCTTTAAGAAGTGGATCTTTCGCAAACACAGTCCCTACAAAGCCATCGACGATCTTAGGGTAGAGGACGTAAACAGGAGCCATTGCGATCATTGACTCAAACTGATCGGGGTCTTGTTGGTCTAGCTTGTTGAAGTAGGTGTCACGATTCAGGATGATCTGGTCTCGGCCTTCCCTGATATCGAAGTTCTGCTTTAGCATTGACTGTTTTGACAACACTATAGCGTTCATTGATGGTTTATTCATGTTCTGTCGCCCTCTTCCTCGTTATTTCCGCACAAAGCACAAAGCGCCAACTTGGTTACAGCAGATAGAAAGAATGATGCACACCCGCAATGGCAAAGATAATAGGCTTCTGGCAACATGGCTGCACTGAACACGCCTTTGAACAAACCACAATCTGGGCATTCAAGGATCGGCGTTCCATGTGGGGCAACCGCAGGCCATCTGTGGTCGCAGTTAAGACAATTTGCATCACCAGCAAGATGGCCCTTGCTCTCAAGTATGTTTGTGACAGTACCCATTACATGCCCTTAACTTTGGATTGCTTGATGCCTCTTCTTGATATTGGGTATTTACGGTGCAGGAAGTACCCAAATGCATCATTTATATCATCGATAGAGCTGCCTGCCGTTTTCTCTGGAAGCTCTGTATTCTTGTTAAAAGTTTGCTGCTCTAACGCATCTGCTACATCAGGACATAATGCCACATTTACCTTGACAAGTCCACACTTAAATGCTGAGTTCACAGTTTGCACTCTGTCCATGATCCGTGGGTTCTTGTTTGGGTAGCTGCAGTGAAACCCGGCCTTCTTGAGCATTGTGATGTCAGAAGTGGTGAAACCTTTTGAGGAAGTGTTCTTCCCTGATGCATCTGGATAGACGTTGATTGGTGATCGAGGGTAGCGATTTTTGATCACCTGAATCATCTCAGGCGTATCTTTTATATCTTTTAGATGGTGTACTGCATGAAAAGCATTATGGCCTTCATACTGGAATAGTGGGTTTTTTGTGAACACTGGTTCGCGTTCCACAAAGACCACACCATTCATATTCATCACATTGAAATCCATTGAGATGTGCAAGGTTTCGCCATCTCTGTAAATTGCATCTGAATCGCAAAGTTCCCTGTCGAACTGCTTATAGACTGCGCCGACTGCCATGTTGACAAATTTGCCGTCGATATATGCATCAACCAGCTCTTTTGGATAGATTTTATAGAGGTTGTCATAGTAATCGACTGGGAGGTGCTTATTTTCACGTCCTGAAGCCTGGATTAGTGTATAGTTGTCAGGCTTCTCTTTGAAGAAGAGCTTGTACATCAGGCGATAGCCTTCAGGAGTAGTCCCGACTATCATCTGATTTACTGCTGTGTGTGAGTTGCCATCCTCATCGAGATATTCGACCTTGCGTCTTGCCCGTGCAATCGCCTTAATCCATACCTGCCATGCTTTATCTTGAGGGAGTGTATCGAGTTCATCCATGAAGACTGATAGGACGTTCATACCAACAATCGAATCAGGATTGTCCATCGACTTCAGTATGACTCTGCCGCCTGCATCGAAAAAGATCTCGCCTGTGGATTTGTTGATTTTGTAGCCGATGCCTGATCCATCGAGAACTTCGATGAGTGTTGGAAAAAGGACGTCCCGAAACATCGAGTAGATAGGCAGCAGGTAGAGGAGATCTTCTTTGGGAAATCTTAGCTTTGTTTTGACTAGCTTTGTGACTAGCGAGTAGGTTTTCCCGCCGCCGAAACCTGTTACAAAAGCGACTGCTTTTGAGTGTTCATCGAGTATAAATTGTGCTTGGCTTGCAGTAGGTTCTATGACCTTCTGGTTTGCTGGCATCGCTGGTTGTGTGGCTGAACTCACTATAATCTCAAAGCTTGTAAGGTTCTGGGATTATAGTGTGATTGCTGCCTTTTTAGAAGGATTTTCCCCCTTCTTGCTTTCTGTTCTCTCGCTTGTGGTCTTGGCGATTTTTATTGTAGATCAGCTTTTCATCCATTGCGGCATAGATGTCATAGCTGTTTATCTCGGCGCACTTGAGGATTGATTCGATCAGCTCTGAATAGTGGGTGTTCCTTGGGTGCTCCCATCCTCCATCTGGCGCTGTTTGGGTGAGATCATAGTATATAGAAAACTGGGCCAATGCTTGTGTGATGCCCAAATGTTGTTTGCCTATCGATGAAAAAATATTAACCATGACATTAGGCGGCTTCCTGTATTTTGAATCGTAGACCAGCCTCAGCTTACCTCCTAGATCTAGAGTACGGATCAAAGCATCGGCTAACTCGACTTCTCCCATCTTTCGAGTGGGGAGGTGGTCATCCATGAGGTTTTTGCGTTCACCTTCTGTAGCCTCGCAGATCTCAGTAGAGATCAACTGGATCTTCTGGTAGATGCACTCATCAGGGTTATCCCACCATCCTACACTGACATTTTGTTGGTGGATTTCTTTTGTGTACTCTTCGATTGTCTTGTTCATGCTTGTTCTCTTGTTGTGGTTGGTCGAATTCTAGCCATTATACGGTGTATAAGGTGGTTATAGTCTACTGCTGGGAGTGATAGTTCTCCATCAATGTAAGCTTTTGTGAGTTGCAGCCCTATTATCTTATGCATCAGCCTGTTGTCGCCTCGCATGAAGCGTATTGTCGAGTTGTTGATCATCCTGACAGTATTGGCTTGTGTGTTGACTTCATAGGGCCGATCTTCGATTTGAGTCTGTAGCTCAAATAGAGCGTTTCTGCGGTAAGAGCTGTTTGGTGTGATATAAAGAATAGCCGTATCAGGGGCTTCCATGATCTTGATTATTTCTTTTATGTTGCTTTCAGTGTCCCTGCTTATGACAATTGGGTTGTGGGGAGGGTCTTTTTTGGTTTGTGGGTTTTCTTGTGTGGTGTGAGTTCTCATAATGCGCCTCTTAAGATGTCGAGATCTTTCTTGTGGTTGTCGATGATGAATTGGCAGGCTT